TTCCATAGACCATTGATACCGTCAATCCAATCCAAGATTGTGGGATTGAGCAATGGTTCCCCGCCCAGGATGGTAACTCGTTGTAACTTCACATGCTGAGCCCATTGTGTATAAATTTCTTTGTAATCGCTCCATTTTTGATATCCTTTGAAATCAAAATTGTTAAAGCGATTACAATTAAAGCAATTTAGATTACAAACATTGGTGATGTAGAACTCAGTGTTAGAGATGAGTTTGCGTGAGTCGTCGGGGTTGTCATCTATTATTTTATACATATTGGCCTCAATGAGGCCAATATTTACCAGCTCTTAAGGATGACCAAATTCTCTGTGCCGCGAGCATTCCATGCTGTTTCTGTGGTTGTAAGATCTTTGAAGAGCTTACGTGCCGCTGGCTTGCCTGCGGCTTGCATTGCTTTCACAACATCTGCTGGTTTGCGCACAGTCTTTTGTACAGTGTCCACCGTTGAAAACCCAATGATTGAGTTGCTTTTGACAGTGAATGCCTTGGCATACTCATCTGCCACCAGGTGGATCAGTTTGCGTTTTTTTGTGTCATACAACCAGGCCTCACTCTTGTCCACAAGGCTTGCAGCCGGCAATGATTTCAGTTTGAGTTCTGCAAACTCTGCCAGGATCTTGAACTTGGCTGCACGTTTCTCAGGTGGCACTGCTCGAACCTTGCGTGGCTTGCGTTCTACCTTCTTGATCTGCACATACGCACCACAGTCGTTGATCACTGCTTCGCAGAACTTGATCACGTTGCGCATTTGAATCTTGGAGAGATGACTGTAGCCCTCAACCAGTTGTGCGTCTTTGCCTTCGACCACACGCTCAAATTCTGAGAGCTTGCGTTTCCAGTTGTCTGAAATCTGACTGACCATTTGTGGTGCTATGTTCAATCCACGCATGATCACCACAGGCTTGAAGTCTGCAGTCATCTTGGCACCACTCAACAAGAAATCATCAAACAAGCCCTCTAGCTCGCCGTCGCATTCGTTGGCTTTTTCACGCAGACGATCTTGAATGGTGATCTTGGGCACTGCTGGTTCTTCCGGCGTTTCTTCCACGGTGTTTTGTTTGCTGTCCAGTATTTCTCTCAATTGATTTTCTAATTTGAGTTGTTCTGTGTCATGCAGTTCCAGGCCCACCATGCTCATGCGGCACAACCAACCTGTGGTCAATCGAATAGCTGAATCTGGAATGCCTTTGAGCAGGCGCACATCTGCCCGGCGGTCATGTGTTTCCAAGTAGTTGACAATCATTTCTCGGGCATCTTTTTTGCCATAGAAATAGTTGTACCATGAGAATGCTTGGCTTAACTTGCTTGCACGATACTCCGTGGGCTGGATCTGCCAGGTTGGTTCCATGCCCAGGATATTGGTGTCAGAACTGCGAGGGTTCAGCAGTTTAATTTTGAATGTGGTGCTCATGTGGGCTCCTTAAATTATATGTAATTATAGCAGAAAAAGAATTTTTGGTCAACCCCAAAAGCCCTGGCGGGCTCAGGGTCAAAACACATGCCCTTTAAATTGCTCGTAATCATAAAATGCAACCAAAGTACTACCACGGAAAAACACTGTGATGCCACCCAGATCCTCGCGCACATCTGCCCCTGTAGTCTCTGCAATAAAGTCTGTGGCACGAGTCTCAAGTGCTTCCATTAAGTCATCGCCAGTGGCTTCAAAACTTGCAAGAGCCTCTGCTTCATAATTGATACTGTAATTTGGTGCTACACTGTTAATAATCTCGCTGTGCAAATCTGTAAACATTGTGGGCTCCTTTGTGTTGGTAAGTCCGTATTATAGCATTTTGGCAATTATTGGTCAACCCTGTCAAAGGTAAACCCAAAGTACTATAAATATAGGATGCCAAGATTAAGTATGTACCGGCCTAACCGGACCCGAGATTATCAATTTTTAGATCGTACCATACGCGAGCGATACACTGTGGGCGGATTGGATATCTATATCCACAAATACATGGGACCACAAGCAGGTGGCAATGATTCAGCATTGAGTGGTAATTTTGATGCCACACAGCCCACATACGACTCTGTGGATGTGTTAAACATTCAAGACTTGTTGTTGCTGGAAAATCGCGACAGAATTTATGATCCTGATGTGTACGTCATGCGTGGTGTGTACAACACACAAGATGTAGATTTTGATTTGACACAGTTTGGTTTGTTTCTAAACAACGACACCATATTCATGACGTTTCATTACAACACCATGATTGACACATTTGGTCGCAAGCTCATGAACGGTGACGTGATAGAAATTCCCAATTTAAAAGATTATCATCCGCTGAATTCCAACATACCCCGTGCCTTGCCTAGATACTATGTTATTCAGGATGCAGACTTTGCGTCCGAAGGGTTCAGCCAAACTTGGTTGCCTCACTTGTGGCGTGTAAAATGCACCCCCATGAAAGACCAACAAGAGTTCAACACCATCACCAACAAGCCATTTGTGGCAGAAAACATCTGGGACCCAGGCAACTTTTATCCCACTGGTACCATTGTCAATCAAGGTGACAACTATTATCAAGCAAAAGTCAATGTGCCTGCTGATACTGCTATTACAAATACTAATTTTTGGACACCATACACACCGCCAACTATCAGTGATGTACAAGGCACACGAGTCAAAGACTATGAAATCAACGATGCTATTTTGGCACAAGCAGATGCCGAAGTTCCGCTGTCAGGATACGAAAATACCACATTCTACATTGAGCCCACCACTGTGGATGGCACACCTGCCAACCCCACAAGTCTGACCACAGACGGCGATGCCACAGTGGACGGCACACAAGGCGGAATGTCTACCACACCCACGGGAGAAGGTTACGCTCAAGGTTATCTCACAGGTGGTGGCACAGCACCCAATGGCATACCAGTTACCCCTGCGGTGAACTTCCCACCTGATCCTGTCACAGGCGATTATGTGTTGCGATTGGACTACAAACCCAATCGACTATTCCGTTACAATGGCATACGCTGGGTTAAAGTTGACGACCGAGTAAGAACTGATCTTGACAATGGGCCAACAAATAAAACACTGCGCAGCGGCTTCGTAAATAACACTGCTACTGTCAGCACTAAAGACTTGGGCAACATTCCAAGTCGTCAGAGTTTGAGCGAAATACTTAGACCACGTGCCGACAACGGCGACCAAGGTGGTTTCTTACCACCTGGCACCTAACTGGGAGAACCCAAATTAACCAATATTTTTATGACGAACAAATACGCAGGTTCTTACTGCAATTCACTAGAATTTTTTCAGGATTTCAAGTAGAGTATGCCAATGAAAATGACGGAGTAAATGCCGCCGCACTGCTTCGTGTGCCGGTGCGTTATGGTGATGCCAGTCGCAATGCGCAAACTATCTTGCAAGAAAACAGTCGCAACAGTTTGCCATCAACGCCGCTGATGACATTTTACATCACTGGCCTGGACTACGAACAAAGTCGCATGCAAGATCCTTACTTTGTAAGCAAAATCAATGTGCGTCAACGCACTTACGATCCAGCCACAGAAACTTATGAAACCACACAAGGCAATGCATTCACTGTGGAACGACTTATGCCTGTGCCATTCAAACTCACCATCAACCTGGACATCTGGACTTCAAATACCAATCAAAAACTGCAACTATTAGAACAAGTACTGACCTTGTTCAACCCCAGTTTGGAAATTCAAAGCACAGACAACTACATTGACTGGACCAGCCTGAGTGTAATGTATTTAGATCGCACTGTATGGACCAGTCGGTCAGTGCCCATTGGCACTGACAATCCCATTGACATTGCCACTCTCACATTCAGTATGCCTATTTGGATATCTAGTCCAGCCAAAGTTAAAAAGTTAGGTGTGATAGAACGTGTGATTGCATCAATGTATGATGCGCAGGGAGATCTCAACAATGCAATCGAAAATGAAGATCTTTTGTTGGGCACACGTCAAGTAATCACACCTTTCAACTGGGCCACAGTGCTGATTGGCAACAAATTGCAGTGTTTACAACAACGCGATTTGGCACAAGAACCTGGCAATGAAAGTCTTGCTCAAACTGAAATTGTGGCCGACAGCAACCTATTGTGGCCTGCTGTGATCGACTTGTATGGATCACTGCGTCCGGGCATCAGTCAAATCAGGCTGATACAGCCCGACGAAACCGAAGTTGTGGGCACTATTGTGTTGGATCCCAACGATGACAGATTCTTGTTGTACAGCGTGGACATTGATAGCACTCCACAAAACACATTGGATCCTATTGATGCTATCATAAATCCGTTGACTTCGGGTCCGCGACCCGAAGATTCAGTGTTGCAAGGAGTGAGATATCTGCTTACTGAAGACACAGGACTGGTAGACAACTCTCCACCGGCCATGGATTGGGTTGGCGCCAATGGTCGTGGTCTAGTGGCACAGGCCAATGATATCATTGAGTACAGCAACAACTACTGGCATGTGGTATTCCGTGCTGCCACAGAAACCAACAACACACAGTATGTCACCAACATCACCACAGGCATACAGTATCGTTGGACCGGTGAGGCCTGGATCAAAAGCTATCAGGGTGTGTATCCTGGAGGAACCTGGAGACTGGTACTTTGAAGGCAGTGGGAGTTTGGTTCCGCAGCAGCGCAACTGGACGATATCTTTATTTGCTACGCAATGATACCAGGCATCCTGGATCTTGGGGACTACCGGGCGGCAAGGTAGAATCTGGAGAAACTTTGTTGGGTGCCATGGAACGTGAATGCATTGAAGAATTGGGCTCAATGCCCGAGTATCAACGACTGGTTCCGTTGGAAAAATTCACATCAGCCGACGGTCAATTTGAATACAACACCTGGGTATGCGGCGTTGCCAATGAATTTGTACCGGTGTTAAATCATGAGCATCTGGGTTATGCCTGGATTGATCGTGGACAGTGGCCCAGGCCCATGCATCCTGGCCTGTGGTCAACTGTGAACATTGAAGCTGTGCAAAGCAAGATAGACACTGTGGAACGCTATCTTTCTGTGACTGTTTAGGCCTGACTTTCTTGGAAACTCAACTGAACCTCCCCCACTGGTCCTGATTGTGCAGTCAACGCAGTGATCACAACGGCCAACACTTCTGGACCATTGGGATATGTGCCTGTTCCCGGAATACTACTCTGACCAATCTGTTTGATCTGTGTCAGATTCAAAAAGTTGACCCCTGTGGCCTGAATTGGAAAAGCAAACAAGCGTTCACCACCGGTGACGTCTGCTGATACCGCAGCCACTGTCAAGTTCAAATCATTGGTGGGAGTTGAGCCGCCTATGACGTTGCCAAGAATCTTCAGTGTGTCGCCCACAGCATATCCTGTGCCAGGATTTTGCACTGAGATAGACGTAGTGGTAGTTGAATAACTGGTTCTCAATGCACTCAACTGCACAGTCAAGTTGGCACCTGAACCTGAGCTGGATACCACCACAGGTGTCAAGTTGGCAAAAGTTCTAACAGAACCTGATGAAGTCATGACACCCGAACGAGAGAAACCGCCAGTTGTGTTCAACGGCGCAGCTTGCACACCACCAGTGGATTCGTTTGAATAACGTGGAGCCACAGCAAACTGTGTGAAGCTGGGCTGAAAGCCGCCACCAGCAATGTTCAAACCAGCCAGATCGGAAGAGC